ACTGCTAGTGCATTATTATCAGATGAATTTGATGAAGTCAGCCTTGAAACAGACGCCATTTACTTTGATGGCACTGGTGATTATATAACTGTTGCAAATAATAGCAGTTTAGCTTTAGGAGTTGAAGATTTTACAATTGAATTCTTCGTTTATCCAACAAACATTCAACCGGTGGTTGCTGGCATATTGTCAAGTGGTGGCCAAGCTGCGGCTAATAGTTGGCAAATAGGTATACAATCAACCACAGGTTTAATGTCTTTTGTGTATACTGGAGATACATCATTTGCAGGCACAACTGTTTTACAAGCAAATAATTGGTATCATGTGGCTGTCACAAGAAGTGCTGGCACATTAAGATTATTCTTAAATGGTGTTTTGGAAAACTCTATTTCATCTCTAAACAATTATCTTTTTGACTATGTTTATGTTGGAACATCTAGAGCTTTAACCTCTAACTTTTTTAGTGGTGGATTCGTATCAAATGTTCGAATTATAAAAGGTACGGCACTATACACATCAAACTTTTCTATACCTAGACAAGTATTAGAACCAGTTAATAATACTGTTCTTTTATTAAATTGTGTAAGAGATAATTTATTTAAAGATTCTGGTGATAATAATTTACAATTAACATTATTTGGTGATGTTGCTAATAATGCTATAAATTTTAGAGGAAGTCCATTTGCAAATAATACTAACTATATGATGAGAGTTTTAAATACTGAACCAAGAAGTAACGCAAGTAATGGTACTAGTAAAGTTTTAGCCTATGAATTTGATGAGGTGTCAGATAAGATTACATTAACATCCAATGCAGCAACATTAAATACTGGTTTATTTGGAACTAGATACCAAGGTTATTTTGGTGATAATCCACAATTCACTACAACTGCTACTGCACAGACTACATTTGTTTCTACAAACGTTGCCAGCGCACTTTTCCCTGTTAATTCTGGTGGTATAACTTTTGAATGGGAAGGATATATTACACCTAACGTATCAGGTGTTTGGACATTTACAACAAACTCTGACGATGGAAGTTATGTGTGGGTTGGTAATAATGCAACATTAAACTTTGTTACTTCAACAGTACCAACAGTAAATAATGGTGGTACTCATGCTAACACGGTAGTTTCTGCTACCGCCACATTGATAGCCAATACAACTTATCCGATTAGAATATTGTATGGAAATTCTACTGGTGGCGGTGGTATGATATTCACTTACACTAGACCTGGTGGAACAGCAACAGGTAATTTGGTACCATTTTTTACTTACAATCGAGCAACAAACGGTTATTAAACAAATATAAATAAAAGACTATGGCAAAATTACAAGCAAATACAAGAGTTTACGGCTCAGCCACTATTGATGGTTCACTAACCATTGGTGGAGCATCAGGCACAATTTTGGGTCCAGGTAATGCTACAACAATGAAGAACCGTATTATTAACGGAGCCATGGTTATTGACCAGAGGAACGCTGGCGCTAGCGTTTCAACAACAAACATTGTTAACGTTTACACTTTAGATAGATGGTCAGCATATTATTCAGTTGCAAACAAATATACAGTTCAACAAGATAGTTCTGTTTATCCGGCCGGATTTAGTTATTCTTTAAGAGTAACATCTTCAGCTGCAACAACTACAACGGGCGCTGATGAATATTCAATAAATCAAGCTATTGAAGGTTATAATATTGCTGATTTGGATTTTGGATTGTCAACTGCTAAAACAATTACTCTTTCTTTTTGGGTTCGTAGTTCATTAACTGGTACATTTGGTGGAGCAATACGCAATGGTAACGGAACACGGGCTTATCCATTTAGTTACACAATTTCAGCTGCAAATACTTGGGAACAAAAATCAATAACTATTCCTGGTGATACAACAGGAACTTGGCAAAAAACAAATCTGGCTGGATTTTTGGTTGGATGGAGTTTAGGTAATGGACCTAGCAATCAAGCAACTGCTGGTGCTTGGGTTGGTGCAAACAGAATGACTTCCACCGGTGAAACACAAATAGTTGGTACGAACGGAGCCACTTTCTATCTTGCAGGAGTTCAGCTTGAGGTAGGCTCTACAGCTACTAGTTTTGAATATAGACAGTATGGAACTGAATTAGTTTTGTGTCAGAGGTATTTTCAAACAATTGCTTCTGGCACAAGCAAACCAATAGGTATTACAAACTATTTCTCATCGACAATTTTACAAGGAGTAATTCCTTTTAAAGTAACAATGAGAACAACGCCAACTTTTTTTCAAGTTACTGGAACAAATTTTTATTCATCACAAACAAGTGGTGTTGGTGATACTTTTAATTCATTTACTTTAGATACTGTTTCTACTGATGCAGTTGCATGGTATAATAATTCTGAAGTATCTGGAACAGCTGGTCAATCTGGTTATTGTTTTTCTAATAATGCAAGTGCTTATTTAGCAGTTCAAGCGGAGTTATAAATGTATAAACTTGTTAAAAATCCAAAAACAGAAACGGTTAATGTTGTAAATAAACAAAATGGTAATATTCTACTTAGCGTTCCATTCGACTCAACCAACACCGACTACCAAAACTTCAAAAAAGAAGTCTTAGCTGGTGCAGAACTGCAAGATGCCGATGGGAATGTGATGACACAAGAACAAATATCGAAATTTATTGAGAATTTGCCATAACGCCACTTAGCACTCAAATAAATCAACCTTTTCCTGTTAGATAAATACTCTAATATAGGAGATTACAATGCCAGCCGTAACAAATAGACAACAACTCAAAGAATATTGCCTTCGTAGGTTAGGGTTTCCTGTCATTGAATTAAACCTAGATGATGACCAGATTGAAGATAGAATTGATGATGCCTTGCAATATTGGCAAGATTATCATTTTGACGGTCTACAAAAAATCTATTATATTCATCTAGTTACTGAACAAGATATTGACCAAAAATACCTAAATTTAAGTAATGTTGTAGATGATTCCAATAATGCCATGGAAATTGTTGGAGTTACTCGCATATTTCCAATTCAAGATTCTCAAGCTACCATTAATATGTTTGACTTGAGATACCAATTACGTCTAAACGAACTATACGACTTCACCTCCGCCTCATACATCAATTATACATTGACGATGCAACATCTTCGTTCTTTAGAAATATTGTTTACTGGAGAAGTTCCTATTCGATTTAATCGACACATGGAAAGATTGTATATCGATTGGGCTTGGGGTGCATCTGAGGCACCACTTGGTACAGTTATTGTGGCAGAATGTTATGCAAACTTAAATCCTTCCGTCTATAACAAAGTATGGAATGACCGTTGGGTGAAAGAATATGCAACTGCACTCATTAAGAGAACATGGGGTAACAACCTTAAAAAGTTCTCTGGTATTCAATTACCAGGTGGTGTTACACTAAACGGTGATAAAATCTATGAAGAAGCCGTTGAAGAAATTTTAAAACTAGAACAGCAGATGCAAGTTGAATATGGTGCTCCGCTAGAATGGTTTATGAACTAAAATGGCAACATCAAACTATTTCAACAACTATGGTGCCACCGGTGAACAAAGGTTAGTAGAAGATTTAATTGTTGAGTCCATAAAGATTATGGGTTTCAATGCGTTCTATCTTCCTAACGACAACGACCAAGCCAGAGACTTACTTTACGGAGAGGACCCCGTTAAAAAGTTTTCTTCAGCCTTTCCTGTTGAAATGTATCTTTCTTCTAACCCAATGGACTATATTGGTCAGAAAGACTTATTCAGTAAGTTTGGTTTAGAGATTAAAGACGATGTTAATGTTCTAGTATCTCGTAGAAGTTTCCAAGAAAGAGTTCCACAAAATACATTCACAAGACCTAGAGAAGGTGATTTAGTTTACATACCATTCTTAAACGGTACTGGTGAATTATTTGAAATTAAATTTGCAGAACAATCAAAAGACTTCCATATGCTTGGAAGACCTGCACCATATTTCTATGAATTGTATCTAGAGAGATTCAAGTATTCGCAAGAAGTCATCGATACGGGTGTTGCAGATATTGATGTTGCAGTAACTAACAATGCTTATACATTAAGTTTAAATATTAATCATGTTACTGGCAATGGTTATTATACAATTAAAGAAACTGTTTATCAATCAGCAGACCAAACATTAGCCAACGCTTCTGCTTCTGCAATTGTTCAAACATTTATACCTTCTTCAAACACATTAACTGTAACCAATATTACAGGTGTGTTTAATGATAATCAAGTCATTATTGGTCAAAAGAGTAATGCTCGTTATACATTAGTTAGTTTCAATCCTTTAGAAGATAATTCATTATCTGAAGTTTATGACAACGAATACATTAACAACAGCGCTAATTCAATTATCGATTTTTCAGAAACTAATCCATTTGGTACATTATAATGGCGACAACATCATATAATAGAGTCATTCGTAAAATGGTCATAGGTTTTGGTAACCTATTTGATAATATTACTTTGGTTCGTTACAATCCAAATCTAACAGAACAAGAAAGATTTATTGTTCCGTTGGCTTATTCCGCTAAAGAAAAATATGTTCAGCGTTTACAAGGTGACCCAAATCTAGATAAAAAAATTCAAATGGCTTTACCAAGAATGTCATTTGAAATGGTTGGCCTTACTTACGATTCTTCTAGAAAACAGTTAACTAATTGGAAAAACTTTTCTAGAACGGCAAATGCTGGTGTAGTTTCTCAATATAATCCTGTGCCTTATAACTTTGATTTTAATTTATACATCTATGTTCGTAATATAGAAGATGGCACACAAATTATTGAACACATTGTGCCGTTTTTTACACCTGATTATACCATAAAATTAAATTTAATTCCTGAGATGGGTATTGTAAAAGAAGTACCTATCATTTTAAATACTGCAACTCATGAAACTGTTTATGAAGGTAATGCAGAATCGGAAACAAGAACAATTATTTGGACATTAAACTTTACTGTTAAAGGTTTCATATTTGGTAATGTCAATACTTCAGGTAATGGATTGATTACACACTCAATCACAAATATTTTATCTGATATAACCTCTACTGATAATGTTTCTTTCAATATGGGAGTAAATGGAACAGGACAGTATAAAGTTGGTGAACTAGTATATCAAGGATATTCAGCAGAAAATTCATCTGCTTCAGGTAAAGTTACAAATTGGTTTAATAATGTATTGACACTTGCAGGTATACAAGGTAATTTTGTTTCAAATCAACCTATTATAGGTTTAGACACAAATGCAAATTATGTATTTACTTCATATGAAATTGGTCCTGAGTTACTTGTTCGCATTGATGTAACACCTAATCCACCAAATGCTAATGCAAACAGTAACTATACATATACTACTACAATAACAGAATACGACAATTGAGATAATACATCATGTTTATAGGTAGAGGCATAAGATTTGGAAGTGGAATAAACATAGGTCAAGGAACCGGTGTGGTACCTACGCCACCGTCAGGAAATATGCGTTCATTCTTGTCACCTGCTGGGCAATCTGCTTTTGATGCAACAGCCGACAACAACTGGTTTAATGTTTCTGCAGCCGATTATGCAAGTGTTTTAGCTGGACTTTCTGGCACCACAACAATAGGTTCAACTGACGCTGAAATTGCTAGCACAGGACAAGCATTTGTTGGAATTTTTGGTGCAACTTTGGCTTCAGCTAAAGCTACTGTTCCATCAGGAAGATATATCATAGGATTTGTATCACGAAGTATGACTGTTGGTGCTGCAACTTTTAGACCTTACATA